CTTATCCATTACCAATGACGGAGATGAAACCGGATTCACACTGCGAATTGAGGCATTGCCCAGCGACATTCCGCAGGAAGTGGTGGCAGTGACACCGACCATCTACAACGAAAACGGCGAGTATCTGCAAATCAAAGGCGATATTTTGACCGGTGATGTCATTACGGTTACCACGAAAACCGGAAACAAAACGGTCACTTTGACCAGAAACGGCGTAGACAGCAACATCCTGAACCGGCTGGTTTCCGGCTCTACTTGGCTGACCTTGAAGGAAGGCACAAATATCTTTCGGGTCGAGGCAGTTCGTGGTGTGAAAAAACTGCGTGTAACTTTGATGCACCGCAATTCTTATCTGGGAGTGTGAGAAATGCAATTGGAAATTTACAGCTTGATAGCTTTGAAAGATCAGATTTCTGTGTCACTGGAAGCCATCTGCGACAGTTATTCTTCGCTCTTATGGGACATTGAGTTCTACCAGTGCGGCTGTTTTGAGGTGTATATCGCTGCCAGTCCCCAGAATGTATCCATCTTTCAGCGTGGCAGAATTGTGGCAAGGAGCGATGATGCACAGCACTTCGGCATCATTGAGTCCCTGCAATTGGGAACTGATGCCGAAAAGGGCGATTACCTGACAGTCACCGGACGGTTTCTTGCCAGCCTGCTGGAACGAAGAATCATCTATCCCACCATCACCGCAAACGGCAGCTATGAGGACATCGTCCGCAAGGTGCTGTCCCGCAATGTCATCTCCGCCGGAATCCGCAATCTGCCCGGCTTTTCCATGGGAACAGTATCCGGTGACTGCTGGCAGAACACCGCACGCATGCAGGTCAGCTATGACAACATCTTAGAATGGCTGTACAGCCTTTGTGAAACCATCGGCGGTTCGGCAAATGTGCGGCTGGATGGAAATGCACTGAAATGCGACCTGTTTTCCGGAACAGACCGCAGTTTGTTGCAGGATGAAAACCCCCACATCGTATTCTCCGATGCGTACAACAATCTGCTGTCCTTTTCCTATGCAGCGGACGATGCCGTGCAGAAAAACTTTGCCTATGTGTTGGGCTGCGGTGAGGGCAATGCCAGAAAACGAACGACCTTCTGCTCCGGTGCAGAGCCGACCTATCTTGACCGCTATGAGGTCTATGTAGACGAGCGAAACACGGCACAGGAAGAAGATGTGACGGATGCGGAATATCTGGAAATTTTGAAAAGCAGCGGTGCAGAACATCTGGTACAGCCGAAAACGGCATCGGAATCCGCTATCGCTGCTTTTTCCACCCAGTATCAGTACAACAAGGATTACTTTGTGGGCGACTATGTAACTGTGGAACAGAGAAGATTCGGCTTGATTCAACCCAGAATCCAGCTGATCGGCATGGTGGAGAGTTTCGACCAGAATGGCAGAAGTCTGACCCCGACATTTAAAGAGATGGAGTGAGCATATGGCATTTTCTTATGGATTTTTTAACGCACAGAACCTTGACCGGGTGTATACTGCAGAGGATTTCACCGCATATCTGTCCAGCCTGATTTGCAATGGAATTCTGGATACTTACCGGCAGTGTTTTGCACCAACAATCAAAAATTTATCCGTTACATTCGGCACGGGCAAGGCGTGGATCGATGGACACTATTTTATCAGTGATACCCTGCATACCATCGACCTTTCTTCCTATGTAGATGAATCTTTGAATCGTTATGTAGCAATCGGAATCTACTGTGATCGTTCCACTCGTACCTGTGGGATTCGTATTCTGGCAGGTACAGCAGCCACCAGTCCAACCATTCCCACCTTTACCAACAACAATGTGACCACTTATCTGACTTTAGCAGTTGTAAGACTGCGTGCTGGAACGACAAGCATTCTGGATTCCGATCTGACAGACTGCCGTGCGGACGAGAGCAAATGCGGTTACTGTAAGTGCATTCTTGGCAAATGCAGAGTGACGGAGATGCTCTCTGAAATGGCAAAGACAAATGCCACACTGGACGAACTGCAAAAGCGGCTGGATGCGATGAACAGTCAGATTTCTGAACTGCAGACCAAGGTAGATGATTTGACGGCAGGAGAAATCCTAGCAACCGGACAATGCGGCGAAAACATCTACTATGTTCTCTATGACAACGGCAAACTGCTGCTGCGTGGCACAGGTGCAACATACGACTATACTTCTCATGATTCTGTGTTCTATCAAAACGACCAGATCAAGGAAATCGTGCTCAGTAATGGTATTACTGGTTTGGGCGATCGTCTGTTCTATCATTGTGCCAATGCGAAAACGGTATCTCTGCCGGCTACACTGACCAGCATTGGGGACTCTGCTTTTGCACAGGAAGATGCTGCAATCGGCTATACCGCCGGTCTGACTTCTGTTACCATTCCGCAGGCGGTTACTGCAATTCAGTCGTTTGCATTTCAGCACACTGCCATTGCAGAAGTCACTGTGCCTGCCAGCGTGAAAACATGGGGAAAGTATGTTTTCAGCGGCTGTGCAAAGCTGAAGACTGCTCGTGTTGCGTGTGATTCCATTGGTGCTTTTGCGTTTACAAGATGTACAGCATTGTCTAGCCTTACCATTTCTGCGAATTGCAGAACCTTTGGGGAAAATATGCTGACATATTGCGAGAGCCTAAAAACCATCACTTATGAGGGCACGATTGCTCAGTGGAACGCCATCACCAAACCGGTCAACTGGATGTCCTCCGGAAAGCATTTTTACAATGACTATCTGCAAAAAATCCAGTGTACAGACGGTTATTTGGAATATGATTCTGAAAATGATGTGTGGAACGAGGTGAAAAACGGATGATGAAATTCTTAGTGAAACAGCAAAAAATCGAAGTGTTGGAGCGAGAGATCATTGCTTCTGACCAGATCGCATTTGTTTCGGTGAAGTTCGTGTTCGATGGAGCTTGGAAAACGTTGCACAAAGTGGTGCAGTTCACGCAGTGCGAAGAAACATACAACGTGGTGCTTGGCACAGAGGGAACGACTTGCTTGCTGCCTGCCGAACTGCATCCCGGTACAGTGAAGATGAGTTTGTTCGGCTACGATGCAGAAAGCGATACTACACTGCGTGCGACAACCGTACCGGTAACTCTTCACATTCGACCATCCGGCTTTGTGGAGGACGGTGCAACACCCATTCCGCCCACACCGGATCTGTATACGCAACTTTTGAAAAAACTGGATGAAAAGGCTGCTGGACTTCAAAATGGAAAAGATGGATTTTCCCCAAAAGTAAAGACAGAACAAATGGAGTCTGGTGTTGTAATTACCATTGTCGATGCCGATGGTGAAACTTCTGCAACGCTTCATAATGGTGCAAACGGAGAAAAAGGCTCATCTGCATATCAAATCGCAGTAGAACAAGGTTATCAAGGCTCTGAATCAGACTGGCTCTCTTCCTTGAAAGGCGATAAAGGTGAAAAAGGCAATACAGGAGCCAAAGGAAATCCCGGTCAAGATGGTGCGGAGGGAAAGTCAGCATACGCAATTGCAGTGGAGCATGGCTACGAAGACTCCGAGGAAAAATGGCTTTTATCCTTGAAAGGTGAAAAAGGTGATACTGGTGAGCGTGGTGAAAAGGGTGACACCGGATTGCAGGGCGAGCGAGGCGAAAAGGGTGAAACGGGTCAGCAGGGAGAACAAGGTCCAAAGGGCGAAAAAGGTGATCCCGGAGATAGAGGGCTGCAGGGCGTTCCCGGAGAAAAAGGTGAAAAGGGAGATGCTGGCGTAGCTGGTAAAGACGGCTTTTCCCCGATTGCGAATGTTGTGAAGAATGGCAGTGTTATCACAATCACCATTACAGATAAAAATGGTACAACTACAGTGACATTAACAGAGGGTGCAGCCGTAGACCTTGCACCCTATGCCAAGGTTACTTATGTAGATGAAAAAGTGCAGGAATTGTCTGACAGTCTGACGTATACCTTGCAGGAGCACACTCTTTCCATCACTCATCTGGAAGATAAATCGCATACCCACGAAAATCAATCTGCATTGGAGCAGATCACTGCCGCTAAAATCGCACAATGGGATGGTTTCGGCACACAAATCAACGGACTTAGCACAAAGGTTACAGTCTATTCAGAAAAGACAGAACGCACTTTGGAGAGCCTGCAAAAGCAAATCGACAACCTGACAAGCGGCAGAAATTACACCATTCTATTTCAGTCCGGACAGGATGCCATTTCGACCTATGCATCAA